GTGATATCGCCGACTGGTTGCTGGAGCATGATGTTGCGGAGTTGCGCGAGCTTGTGCGAAATGCGAAGCCGTATCAGCCGGAAGGTGAGCTGGAGATTGTGGACGATCTGGAGGAGGTTGATGATACGTTCCCGATCTATGATTTGGATCACTTGCGGCGCATGCCTCCGGTCGATTGGGTGGTCGAGGGATTGCTGACCCGCCACGGGTTCAGCGTGCTTTATGGCGAGCCGGGTGCGGGCAAGAGCTTTGTGGCCTTGGATATCGCGTTGAGCATCGTGCATGGCGTAGCGTGGCAGGACTTCCCTGTACAGCGGGGTGCTGTGCTTTATATCGCTGGTGAGGGCGTCGGTGGGCTTGGTAAGCGCATCAAGGGGTGGGAGGCCGCGCATGGTCTTTCCGGGCGTGGCGCACCGTTTTTTGTCGTTCCTGTGGCTGTGCGGTTTCGCGAGCAGGAGGACATTGAGAAGTTGCTCAAGACTATTGAGAAGCTGGGTGCGCGTTTCTCAATGGTGGTGGTGGATACTGTCGCGCGTGCCTTGTTGGGCGGTGACGAGAATAGCGCCACGGACATGGGGCTGTTCATAGATGCCTGCGATGCGATCAAACGCCACACGAATTGTGCCTTGATGGCTATACACCACAGCGGAAAGGATGTCGCTCGTGGCCTGCGCGGCAGCACTGCTCTTCTGGGTGGCGTCGATGCGTCGATTCGGGTGAAGCAGGATAGCGGGGTGGTGTCTATCCGCACTGAGAAGCAGAAGGATGCGGAGGCGGTCGCCGACATCCATTTGGAAATGGTGTCTGTTGCCTTGATTGGCGATTCGACAATAGTTTTGGATCGTGCGAGCGAGGCTGGTGCGGAGAGATTGACTGTCGCACAGGCCCTTGCGTTGCAGGCTTTGCAGAATTTGATAATTGACATGAATGAGAAAGAGGTGCGTGTGCAGCAATGGCATGACGCGCACAAGGCGAAGGCACCGGATTCGACGTCGGGTGCGAGGCGTGACGCCCGCGATGCGTTGCAGAAGAAAGGATATGTGGTGATTGACAAAGGACAGGTATGGCTGGGAGATCGAGCATGATTTGCCCTGATTGTTTTGGAGACGGTAGGATTGAAGTTGAGTATGCGGTTGGAGGAGTAACACAGAATGGACCGTGGCAGGGTTATAGAGTTCAGGACGTCGAATGCGAAACGTGCGGCGGATGGGGAGAAATTGATGGATCGGAATGAGGCGCTGGATCATGTGAAGGGTATCCTGAGCAATCGCGGCGAAAATTACGGTGATGCGTTTTTGAATTTTGAGCGGATCGCTGTGATGTGGTCTGTTCTTCAGAGCCGTCCGGTTTCGGTCTTGGACGTGGCGCAGCATTTTATTTCGGCGAAGCAGGCTAGACTTGTTGAGTCACCAGATCATCTTGATAGCTGGATTGACATCATCGGCTATGCCGCTTTGGCGATTGAGATGTTGGGAGAGCTGGATGAACAAGAAGATAACGACTAGGGCCGCGCGTGCTGCGCTTGCGTCTGACGACAACGAACGCAAGCAGGCAGTGATTAACGAGCTTGAGGCGATAGCGTCGGGCGAAGTGACGGATGTCCTGTCGTGGGATGAGATGGGCCGAGTTCAGGTGCGCCCATCGGATCAGTTGTCACCGCGAGCGCGGCGCTCGATTAAGAAGGTGAAGATTACGCCGCATGAGCATGGCAACAGCATCGAGGTTGAGATGCACGACAAGCTGTCAGCGTTACGGTTGCTGGCAAAACACAGAGGACTTCTTGAGCCGAATTCGGATGAGTCACGTCCCAGCATGATTGGAATCAACGTCACGGGTCCGAAAACGACAACTTATGCAGTAAAGGAAGATGATGATGACGAAGTTGCGGAAGAGAAATAAACTGGTGCATGGTTGGGGCGTCAACGATGCTGATTATGCTGTTTACACCAAATTACCGAATAATCGTAGTAGTTTGTGTCCGTACTATTCGGCGTGGGGTACGATGCTTAAGCGAGTTTTTGATACTAAACTTCACGCCCAATATCCTACATACATTGGTACCAGCGTTTGTGACGAGTGGAAATATTTTATGAACTTCCGCTCTTGGATGATGGCGCAGGATTGGCGCGACAAGCATTTGGACAAGGACATAATAGTGCCGGGCAACAAACATTATTCACCGGAAACCTGTGCCTTTGTTGATGGTCGGATAAACAATCTTTTAACTAATTCTGCGGCCCGTCGTGGAAAATATCCAATTGGTGTTTATAATAAGAAAGATAAAAAGTATTGCGCTCAAATGACGATGAACGGAAAAACGAGGAATCTCGGCTATTTCGACACGCCAGAGGAGGCAAGCCTCGCTTATCGCAAAGAGAAATCCCGATACGTTCGCCATATCGCGTTGACGCAGGTTGATGACCCGCGTGTACGTGCGGGACTGTTGAAACATGCAATCCTGATAATGATGGGCGAAAGCGATAGGCGGGAGGCGGCATGACGAGCGTGACCAAGATGTCGTCAACATATGTGCGCTTCTATAAAGATTTTGTGCCGTGTGACTTTTGCGGGCAGCCTTCTCGCGGTAGAGTCTATGATCTGACGCAGAGGGTTGTGTGCGGTTCGTGCGGAGAAGAATGGTTTACAATCGATATGGTGGTGAAAGATGGCTCGATCCCCAAGGGCGCGTGATCGTTCTCCGCGCCGTCGCAGAGGCGGCGGCACGGATGCGCTCACTGGGTTAAGTCTGGATTTTAGCGAAAGCCCGACCGTATGGAACTTTCTAAACGACGACGCCTTTGTTCGTGGGCTGATGGGGCCGGTTGGTTCTGGCAAAACTTATGCCTGCTTAGCCGAGGTCATGCTGCGTGCTGTCAAGCAGCCGCCGTCACCGGAGGATGGCATCAGATATTCCAGATTTGCCGTAATAAGAAACAGCTACCCGGAGCTACGGACGACGACGATCAAGACGTGGCAGGAAATATTTCCGGAAAATACGTGGGGCGAGATGCGCTGGTCGCCTCCTATCACTCATCACATAAAGCTGCCTCAGAGAGATGGCGCACCTGGACTTGATTGCGAGGTCATATTTCTGGCGCTGGATCAGCCGCGCGATGTCAGAAAACTTCTGAGTTTGGAACTGACCGGCGGATTTATCGATGAGGCGCGCGAACTACCCAAGGCTGTGGTCGATGGACTAACATCACGTGTGGGTAGGTATCCGACAAAGAGGAATGGCGGATGTCCGTGGCGCGGTGTTTGGATGTCGACGAACCCGATGGACTCGGATCATTGGTGGCCCAATCTTGCTGAAAAGAACCCGATACGCGGCAAGTATCCGTGGAAGTTCTACAAGCAACCGGGTGGCGTTGTTGAAGGAACCAAAGAACATGAAGGAGCTATATTTGGCGGCGACAGGTATTGGTTATTAAACGGCAAGGCTGAAAACCTGAACAACCTTCCAATCGGCTATTACGAGCAACAGCTTGCCGGTAAGACGCTTGATTGGATTCAGTGTTATGCGGGCGCACAGTATGTCTATGTGCAAGATGGAAAGCCCGTGTGGCACGAATATACCGATAGCTTGATGGCGGCGGATGTCGATATCGAGATGGGTATGCCGGTCCATATCGGTCTTGATTTTGGATTGACGCCCGCTGCTGTCTTTGGACAGAAGATGTCAAATGGAAGATGGCATATCGTGCATGAGCTTGTCGCCTTTGATATGGGGCTGGAGCGGTTCGCCCATCATCTGATGGCGGATATCCAGACCAAGTTTCCCAAGAGCGATGTGATGATCTGGGGTGATCCGGCTGGTGGCAAGCGCGATGAGATTTTCGAGGTCACGGCGTTTGACCATTTGCGGACGCTTGGCCTTCGCGCCCAACCGACTGCATCGAATGATTTTAAGGTGCGGCGTGAGGCGGGTGCCATGCCTATGAACAGGTTGATTGACGGGCGTCCGGGTTTGCTTGTGTCGAAAGATTGCGTTCGCACTCGCAAGTCGTTGAGTGGCGGTTACCACTTCAAGCGTGTCGCGGTTGGTGCTGGCCACGAAAGATTTAAGGACGCACCAAACAAGAACGAGCATTCGCATGTCGGTGACGCTTATGGATATCTAATGTTGGGCGGCGGCGAGCATCGTGCATTGACCCGAAACCCCAATGGAATGCCGTTATACAAGCAGGCGGTCGCCAGCACAGATTTCAACGTGTTTGCATAAAAAAACTCCGAGGCCGCAACAGGGAACGGCCTCGGAGGTAGTGTACACGAAAGGAAGGCATCTCATTTATAGCGCAAATGAAGATATCTAGCAACAGTTCTGTATCACTTATTAAGTTTCACTGGGCGCATGTCCACTTGATGAATTTGCGTGAATTTGAGCGCAAATATTTTGAGTGGTTTCCTAATTACGAGGACATGCTTCGGACTTATGCGTCTTGTGAAACGTCTGCAACGGCGCTGTATGATGGTGATGTGGCGTGTTGCTTTGGCGCTGTCCCAATATGGAAGGGCGTTGCAGAGGCTTGGATACTTACAAGCTATATTGTTGAGAGAAATCCTATATCGCTCACAAGGGGTGCGCTACGATACTTCGATAACATTGCTACTGATATGCAATTACATAGATTGCAGATAGTTGTCGATGGTAGCAACTTACTTGCACTTCGATGGGCCAAAGCATTAAAATTTGAACACGAAGGTCTGTTGAAGTCCTATGGGCCTGACGGTTCAGACCATTACATGTTGGCGAGGTATTTTTGATGGGCGGATTATTTGGCGGCGGCATGAGTACACCTCCACCACCCCCTCCTGACCCCGAAATTTCTGCTGCACAAAAAAGGCAGGAGCAGCGGCTTGAGGAGGAGGAGCGTCAGAAGCAGGCGCAGCTTTCGGCGCAGCGCCGTGCGCGCCAGATTGGCGGTCAGCGCCTTCTCTTATCAAGTGAGCGCGAAGATGCTCGTGAGGGTATCCAGTCGACACTGGGTGCGCCATAATGGGTGGCGTCATCTCAAGGCCCAGCGCACCACCTCCGCCGCCGCCACCACCACCCGCTCCAGAGCCAGAGCCGCAGCCTGTCCAAAGCACTGAGGATCAGCGTCGTCGCGCGGCTGCATCACGCGCGCGTCGCATTTCGGCCCGTTCGCTTTTGGGCGGTGGCGGTCAGCAAGAGGAGACGCAAACAACATTGGGTGCCGGATAATGCCGAAGGTTGTCACAAAAGACGGGAAAACCCGCCATTTTGCATATAGCAAGGCTGGCATGTCTGCCGCAAAGGAATATGCAAAGCAATATGGTGG